CCTGGAGGCGTTGCGCTTTGCGGTGGCGATCTGCTTTGCGGTGCAGCCTGCGCCGATGCTTTCGGCGAGAGCGATTGCGCGGTCGGCGCGAGCTTGGTCGGGCGCGGTGAGCGCTAGGACCAGAGCGCGGGTGAGGGCGGCGGTGGGGCTCATGCGGCACCTCCTGCGCGCGTTACTAGCCACGCCCGTTGAACGTGGCAGAGAGGTGAGGTCACGATTGAGTCGTGCACCACGCCGTCGATGACGGCGAAGGCGTGGCCTCTGGTATTGATGACGAGGCGTCCCGCTGGGAACTCGCGGAGCAGTCGCTCAACCGACCCGCTGCGCCTGACGACCTGAGCCGTAAGGCCCAAGTCGCGGGCGACTGATTGCAGAACTTTCCTGAGAGCGATTCCGCGTCGGTTCTTCCGCCCGTGGGCAGCGAAGATCGCGTGAACCTCGGCGTATGGCGCGCCGCTGACATTGGTAAGTGCTCGCACCGTGCAGTCGCGGCGCTCGCTGAATCCTTCCGCTGGGTTGCTGATGATTTTCATTTTGTTGTGTTGCGAGCCTCGGGGTTAGTTCCCTCCGGTCTGGCACCGGAAAACCCCGCGCCTCCGAGGAGGTAGCGGGGTGGTTTGCGGGGGTGGGTGTAACGTTATTTGATGAAGTCCGCGCAGTGTTCTTCGATCTTGGCGAGTTCGCTTGCGACGGCGCGGAGCTTTTCGAAAAGCGACATCCGCTCAGCTACGGCTGACGTCCATGCGCCGTTGTTTTGAACGTAGTAGTCGCGGGCGTTGAACTCAACTTTGGAGAGCTGGCTGATCGCTGCTTCGACTGCGAGGCGGGCCTCTGTGTAGCCTTCGGTGAGGCATTTGGCGCTGGTTCCGTTTGAGTGAATTGCTGGGAGGATCATGTTTTGGGTTGAGTTGGTCGTTGGGTTGTTTCCCTCCGACGTGCAGAATCAATCCGATCCCCGACCCGATGTAAACACAAATGCGTATTTTGTCCTGCTGCTTCCATAAGCCGTTGCAGTTGCGCCAGTTAAAACAAATCAAATGTTGGCGATGGATTCGGAATCCGCGCAAAAGAAAGCCCGCGCAGCGGTGAATCCGCTTGCGGGCTTGCGGTTGGCCTCAGCCCTCACCGCCGCATGGTGATGCGAGGAGAGCAAAATCGGCAGCGGTGGCAAGGCGTAATTTCGCGGCCCCTACTCGTATCCGCTGCGGTCATACGTCGAGCGCGTCGCGGTAGAAGTCAAATCCGCAATCGCTCGACAGGAACTGCTTCCGGTCGCGTTGCTCGGATGCGTGCGCGGTGACACACGCGGCTTTGAGCGTGATGTAGAGTTGCGCTACGATGTCCACGTCTGCGGCCTTGAGCGCGCTGCGGCTGAGGTGCTCCTCAAACGCTGGACCGAATAAACGGAACTTGCCGATGATCGGGACAAGCGGGGAGCGGCCGGCGTCGGATGCGGCCTTGTCCAGGTAGAGACTGATGATCGCGCTGGCCTCGGGAGTTTCCCCATCAGGCTCCCAGCGAAACGAGGTGATGACGTGATAGTCTCCGACGGCGCCGCTGCTGGTGGTGAATGATTTTCGTAGGGCCATAAGTGTGCGTGGTTAAGTGTACTCAGCCAGCTCGCCAGTGATTTCCATGTTGGTCCATGCCGGAACATTGCTGCCGTCTGCCATCGTGATCCGTAGCTCTGCCACCGTGGAGCTGCTGCTGTCGTAATCGTAGCGGATGAGCATCCCGCCTTGGTCCGCTGACTGAAACCATCCCACATCGGGAGCGGCGGAGAATCCCGAGTTGCTAATGTCCAGAGAATAGGTCTCGGACGCAGCACCACCGGTCAGGTTGATCTGCTTGTAAACCGGCTGACGCGCGACGACTTTCCTTTGCAGCGAGCCTGCGCCTTGAGTGATGCCGGTGGTGGTCACGTTCGACGGTTCCTGCAAAGCCATGCCCGCCGCTCCAACGATTGCAGTAGGCAAAATGTTTCCTATCCGAAGCCACGCAGATGCGACGCCGCTTCGGCTTACCGTTCGCACGCGAGCAAATCCGTCAGGAGCAGGCGATGCCGAGTAACAATCGAAAAAGGTTACAAGGAGCTTTGCGGTCGTAGAAGCATCAGGGAAGCTCGTGGTTGAAACGCTCCAAGTGTAATTCGTGGCGGCATCAGAATCGGTCAGAGTCGATTTCAGTTCGTAGTAAGCCAAATCCTTGTCGGCAACCGGAGCCCATGTAATGCGCGCACCATAAAAGAAGCTTGTCGCGTCGTATCGCTTTGCTGGACACGCTGCGGAGATTGCGCCTGATGTTGGAACTGTTGGAGCCGTCGTGTTGACCGGCGCAAGCGCATCCGTCCCCGTGACCACGCGCACCGTTGAGCCGATGCCGAACGCCGAAAACGCTTGCACGGCGATGGTGTAGTATTCTCCAGGCGTCAGGTCGTCGATAATCGCGTCGATTGAGCCCGCCGTGTATTGTCCGGCAATCAGGTAATTCGTTCCGCTCTGGAGCTTGTAGAGCAGATTGAGCACGACCCCGAGCGTTGGCATCGCAGGAAGCGACACGGCAAGCCGAGTCAAAGTCGTGCCGTCGTCCGACAAGTATGCGCCGGGTTGCGTGCCGCTCATGGAAAACGCTGCTGGAGTGTCCGGAGGCGTCGAGTCTGTTGCGGATGCGGCAACGGCGGAAGGCGTGGCCTCAACGTAGGCCGCAAAGCCCGACACGTTCTCGACGCTGTCGTAAGCGTTCAGCCAGTAATAATACGTCGTCCCGATGTCCACGTCGGTGTCCACGAATCGCGATGCGCGCACCTCGGCGATTTTGCTCGTGTTGGCGTTCGCTGGCGTGACCGCCGTCGTCTTGCGATAAATGCCGTATTCCGAAAAGTCGGGCTCGGTGTTGTCGTTCCAGTCGAGCGAAACGGCGCGGCCCGTGCCGACTACGGCGGTGAGGCCGGTGGGCGTTACGGGCGCGGTGGTGTCCTTGGCGACGCCGGTCTGCGCCGTGAGATAGCTCGTCGAGACGCCGAAATAAGACTCGCCGTAAATGCGCACGTCGTAGGTCAGCCCGATCTTCACGTCGCTCGAAATGAAGTCGCGCGTCTGGTCCCCTCCGACGCGGCTCCATGTGAGATACGTCGCTGACGTGCTCTCCTTGTATTCAATGCCAACTACGCCGCCCGATTGGATGAACGCCTCGGCGGGCGCGGTCCATGCAACGAGGATGCGCGGAAGCGCCGTGCCGTCGGCTTGGATGAGCTGCGTCGTGCCGTTGGCCGTGAGCGTGAGGTTGGTCGGCGCGCTGATTGTGAACGGGTCCGGCAGCGTCGTGTTGAGCGCGCCTGCCGTGTAGATTTCATCCGTGACATTCCACGAATAGACCGACGAGTCGGTTTCGCGCAGCGTCATGTCCACGAATACCTCGGGAGGATTGCCGCCGCTCGCAAAGTTCCACTCCATGACCTCGAAGACCTTGGAGGAAAATCCAAGCTTCGAGTTTGTAATCATCACCGTATCTCCCGCGCGAACCTGCATCGCCTCTAGTCGGAAGCGCGCCGACATCGTGATTTCCTCGCGAGCGCGGCGAAGCTCGATGACCGCGAGGCGCTGCGCGCAAGACGAGGAAGTCGTGAATGGGAGCACTACGTCGCGGAAAAAGACGATGCCATTGTCGTCGGAAACATAGGTGGCATCCGTGATCGTCGGGAAGTCCGTCACCTGCCAGTTGTTGATTTCGCTGAGGTAAACGCCCTTCACCGAGTTCACGCGGTCGCGTGCGCTCGTGCGCGTCTGCACGCTGATCGGCCCCACGAAATGCTTCTCGCTGAATGTCGCGGTCGGGATTCGGTAGGCCGCAGCGTAAGGCGCGATCTTGCCGCCGGTGTAGGCGATCAGTCCACCCATCGCCGAGAGCAACTTGCCGATGTTCTCGTCGGGTGATGCGCTGGTCGAGACGACGCCGTTTGCCTCGTATCGGTTTTCCTCAGTCGCTGGCACCGTCACCGGCTTAATCTCGACGTTCTCATCGCAGATGTTTGCCGCGACGCCAAACGCCGTGTCGTCCATCTCCGCAGTCGTCATGCCCATGCCGAGCGAGTTCGTGAGGTAGTCGCGCAAGCAGAGCGCGGCGTTGGCTGAGTAGGCGGTGGTGCTCGTGCGCGGGTCGAAGATCTTTCTGCCGCGCACGACGGCGCTGATGTTTGGGATTCCGCTCGGGTATTTCTCGGCGTCCCATGTCAGGCGGACGTAGAGGTAGGCGATGCCAGACAGCTTGTGATCTGATGTCCATTTTCCGTCCGTGAGATTGACGGTGGCGGCGATCAAATCCGCGTCCGCTGTGTCGTTTGGCACTCCGCGCTTTTTATTTATGAGCGCGACGCCCGAGTAAAATCCGGTCGGCTGATTTCCTGACAACGGCACCTCTTCGTCGTTAAAATAAATCTCGTCGATTGCCTCGACCTCGTGACCGGCCAGAGCGACGACGAGGTGGAGGTATTCGTTTTTCGTGCCCGTCGTCGAAATGTAAACGATGGTCCCGCTGACGCGGCAGCGACCGTAAATTATTGATCGCGCCGCAATCGGAGAACGCACCATCTGGCCGCGCTCCGAGAGCGACGAGTCGGAGAAGCTCGGCATTTTGGGCGCGAGGAGCTTCGACGCGGCCATTGATGCGGCGGTAACGGCGATGAATTGCACCGTGGCCGCGACCATCGCTAGAGCCTGCGACGTAATGTAAAACCCAGCCGCCTTGAACGCGGAAGCGATAGCGGATGCGATCAATACTTGTGGCATGGTTAAAATCTCCAGACTCTTGCGTTCGGGAATGTCACGAATTGCAGTCCGTCGCGAGCGAGGAAAGCCGCGACGCTGCCGATGCAGATGCCCAGCGCGACGCCGTCGCCGCCGTCCTGCGCCACGAGATCGCCCCGACGAGCAAGCGCGGTCGCGATCTGCGCCCCTCCAGCTTCATCGACAAGGCGCTCGATTCCACCGCCTCGGTTAAGTGCTCGATGCGCCGAGAGCGCGCTTGCGTATTGCCCGCGCCATTGCGCGGCGATGTCGTGGCCGGTTGCGATCTGCACCCAGTCCGCCGCAAAGAGGCAGCAATCATTCGAGCCCCACGCAAACGCCTCGTGACGCTTACGCTCGATGTAAGCCGTGAGCAGGTCCGGCCAGTTATTGCAGCGCGTTGTCATGTTCATTCGTAGCCGGTGCGCTCGCTCTCGCCGCCGCCTTCGTTGATCGGCGCGACGAGCTTCGCGTTGCCCCAGTAGATTTGCTTTTCCTGAATCGCGGTGACGAATTCCAGCCCCTTGTCCGACGGGAAAAGATTTTTCTGCTCTTGGTCGGTGTAGCGAACTTCACGCGGGCGGCGGAAGTCCACGAGCTTGTTTTCGGCGCTCATGCCGATGGTCGCGTTTTGCCCGTCGTCGTTGATGCTCATCACGTCCATCCGCCCAGAGAAGATCGTGACCGGCGACGACACGAGTGCGCCGCTGGCTTCAAGCGCGCCGAACAGAACCGAGCACTCTCTGCCCTGATAATTTTC